ATTATTCCCATCCAGGGAAGCCTCACCAAATATGATCAGAGTTGCGGACCAGTTGGAATGGCAACTGTAGGCAGATGGATCCAGAGCGCCGATTCAAACCCTGATATTGATGCGATTGTTTTATGCCTCGATTCTCCAGGTGGAACAGTATCCGGAACTGAAGAACTGGCCAACATCATCAAAGGAACATCAAAACCAATTATTGCCTATGTTGAAGATATGGCCTGCTCAGCTGCTTACTGGCTGGCAAGTTGCTGTAATGAGGTTGTGGCAAATAATTCAACTGCACAGGTTGGAAGTATTGGTGTGTTAATGTCGTTTGCCGATGCACAGCCAATGTGGGAAGCTAAGGGTGTGAAATTCCACACCGTCACAGCTCCCCAGTCAACCGACAAAACAAAAACCTTTGAAGATCTTCGTGCCGGTAATTACGAGGAGTACAAAAACACAGTACTAGGTCCGCTGGCACAAAAGTTTATTGCTACAGTCCAGGGCAACCGTCCGGGAATAACCGATGCTCATTGTACCGGCAAGGTTTATTTTGCCCAGGACGCAATCGGATCGTTTGTCGATTCAATCGGAAACCTCGATTTTGCCGTCCAGCGTGCTGCCTCACTTGCTTCAGCACCTTCCGCTTCAGTAAATACCCCCAAAATTTTAAATATGAGTTACAAAAGACTTGCTACAGTAGCCGGTGTCGAAGCGTTTGAGAGCGCTGACGGCACCATCGCGCTCACTGATCAGATGGCTTTGGCTGTTGAGACTGCACTTGAGAGTGCAGAGGCAGAGCGAAACCATCTTACTGAGCGCACGACCGAACTTGGAACGGCTAATGGCCGTGTTCAGGAACTCGAAGCCCGCGTGGCTGAACTCGAAGGCGCTGCCGGTGCCGGAACTGCAATTGTAATTGTGGATACCGATAAAGGCGCATCTGGTGAAACAACCTTCTGGGATCGTTTAGGCGCTTGCCAGGAATATTTAAAGAAATCTTAATTTTTTTTGAGCAATGATAAATATCAATCAAGCATTAATCGACGCCGGCAAACAGTTTAGGAAGGAACTTCTTACCATGCCGGTAGCTGTATTAAGCGACATGCTTCAATACATGACGCTTAGACAAGGCATTCAGGGCACAGTAGTCGGTGGAACATTAGACACCGATGCTCAGCTTAGACCTTACCGCACTGCCAAAGATGCGACGGACAACACTACCATCGTTCCTTATGAATGGTCAACATTCCTGGGTGATGTGGTTAAAGAGTTCGACCCGAACGTGATCCTTGGTACGCTCTACACCGAAATGACCAACAAAAAACCTACCGAGCGCGAAATCGCGAAAATGGTTGCTTTAGAGATGGCAAAGAAAGTTGGTGAAGCATTATACGATGCATCTTTCACCGCAGTACGTAATGCTGTTGGCACTACCTCTGCCGATCTGTTCAATGGTTGGGCCACTCAATTGGCTGCCAAAATCACAGCAGGAGAACTTACTACTGCAAAAGGTAACTATGTCGATGTATCGGTGACTGCTATTACTTCCGTTAATGTTGTAGATGTATTAAAGGATGCATGGCGCGGATTAAATCCTTTGCTGAAAAAGCAACGCCCAAATCTTTATCTTCCATATTCAGTTCTTGAAATGTACGAAGATGGTTTTTTTAATGAATTTGGTCATGCTCCATGGAATACCGACTTTACTCAAAGGACGCTGATTGGATCTGACAATAGATGTAACTTTGTTCCTCTTGACAATATGGAGGGTACTGATAAGTTAATCTTTACACTTCCAGGCAATATGCTTGTTGGTTGCGATCAGGACAGCGACAAAGAGGATGTTAAAATCCGCGAATGCGACAACCCAAAAATGGTTCAGTTCTTTATGATGGCCTATTATGGTGTTGGTTTCGATACTCTTGACAAGAGGTTTATGAAAGTAATGAAATACTCAGTTTAATCTCTGAAATATGATCTTCGAAAATCTATTATGGCCAGCCGGGAAAATAAACCCGTCTGGCATCAAGACTGAAGTTTACTTTATTGACAAGAGCTTCATTATTACCTGGCCTAAAATTATTGGCGCTCCGCTAACTGCTACTGATAACGTTACCTTAGCAGGTGACTTTGGACTTGTAGTAGGTAAAAAGTGGAATAGACTCTACACAACCCAGGGAAAAGGGAAAGTAGATTTTGAACCAATTGGCGAAAAGGATTGTAAAATGTTCAACAATAAAGGAACATTCAAATTTCCTGATATCAGCAACGAGGCCAAAAGCCTGGCGAAATCTGCTATCAACTCAAATGTCATTTTTATTGTGCCCCTTCCTCACGAAAGTGAAAAACGGTACATCGTACTTGGAGACGAAAACTATGACCTTGAAGTAACTGTAAAAGGCGATTCAGGCGATGCACCCGGATCAGCAAAGGGTATTACCATCGAGGTAACAGCCCCTGCCACTACCCCGCTCCCGAATTATATCGGTGCATTGGTAACAGCAGAAGGCTCACTTGATATTGAAACCGGCGTATTTACCCCCACTGTATAGACACTAATAAATAAAATAAAGCCGGGGCCAACACTCCGGTTTTGTTTTTAAAACTGTGATTATGACACCACATGAAGAAATAAAATATTGGCTTGATTCTGAAACGAAGGATTTTGAAGCCGGTTATGTATTGTTTGTCCGATTCTCGCACAACCGGGCGCTTGCTTTGTACCTGGCACGGAAACACGATTTATTGAAGCTGGAGTATGAGCTTCAAAAGATCAGTGACCGTCCAGAACTGAAGGATGCTCCGGTTATGCCAATAGGTCCCGTACTGAAGATGGTTAAATCTTCCGAAGAGAAAGCAAACGGAATTACCGATGCCGGTAATGTAATTGACAATGCAGAACAGAAGATCCGAATCATCAAGGATGGCAAAGTTCAGTATGATGATCTTCCGGAAGAGCTTAAAAAGCTGTACGACGAGAACACTGCCAGTTATAAAAACATGCGCACGCTCCACGAACAGATGAAGCTTGCTAAAACCGACGAGGAACGCGCAGAAAAACGAGCTATCATCGATACGCTTGATGATTGTATCTCCGCCAACTGGAAGATCATTGATGACTGGGCTGCAGGGAAAATATCAGCTGATGATTTAGTCGCAGCAACCGGAGAGCAGGAAGAGTATAAACAGATCAACGCTGCCCGGACTTATCTGTCGCGCAACATATCAAAGATAGAAACATTGAAAGATGAGAAGCACGAAAAGATGAAACTTGATCTTCGTACCAGGGTAACGTTCCTGCGGTCGAAGAAAGCGGATATCAGCCTTGAGACACTGGTTAAACTGGCCAAATATGGTGTCATCGACGAAACTGAATTGGGTTAACATTCACACGATGTATTTGAAAACCTGCTTTATATATACTAAAGAGCTGATAACCTATTTATCAGCTCTTTTGCTATTACACTAAATCAAAACCCTAAATGAGCAGAAAACCCAATCTCGATAAGTTTCACGATGTGTTGTTTAAGGATTTCGACGAACATCAACATCTCACGCTGCCAGAATGTGAGCAGCTGAAGCGCTATCGGGCTGCTTATGCTCAATCGCTCGAAAACCCATCTATTCCCGACATCCAGTTGCGCGATTACCTGGTGAAAGAATTCGGGATCTCCCAGACACAGGCTTATTGCGATATTGCCAATATCAGGATATTATTAGGCAATGTTCGAAATGCAAGTAAGGAGTGGATCAGGTATCTGGTAAACGAATCATTGAAGGAAGCCATCTCTAATAGTAAATTAACAGGAGACTGGAAAGAGGTGATTCGTGCAGCAGCCGTTTTGGGTAAGTATAATAAACTCGATAAAGATGATGCAACGGAATATCCCTGGGAGGATATTCTTCCGATCCCTATTGAGCCAACAAATGACGTGACTGTACTGAAGGTAAAACCACTTGCCAATAAAGAAGAGGAAATCCGAAAGATGTACGAAAAGTACAAAGGCGAAATTGACATTGAAGATATTGGCTATGAGGAGGTAGATAATGAGCGAAACGATTGATAAAAAGAAAATATACTTTTCGGATCCGCAGCTGGAGTTTCGTTATACAGCAGCTCACACCAGTGTTGTCGTAGCCGGTCGACGGTTCGGAAAAACTCACGGCTTAGCAGCTCCCTGGCTTCTAAGGAATGTGCAATATATGCCACGCGCTGCAGGAGCTATTGTCGGTTCCACTTTTCAGCAGATTCTTACCCGGACACTCCCGGGAACATTAACTGCTCTTGAAGATATGGGGTTTTACCGTAACGTCCATTATTTTGTCGGAAGGAAACCGCCTATAACTGCAGGATTTAAGAAACCTGTCCGGGAACCGGTTTCCTTTGATCATGTTATAAGTTGGTATAACGGATCTGTTCAATATTTGATTTCCCAGGATATTCCCGGATCATCCAACTCACTCACGCTTCAGTACGTAATGGGTGATGAAGCAAAGTTCCTGAATTTCGATAAATTGAAAGATGAGACTTTTCCGGCAAATGGTGGATTTAAAGGATCATGGGCAAATTGCCCCTGGCTAAACTCAATGCTTTTCATCTCAGACATGCCAACTACCAAGAAAGGATCATGGTTCCTGAATTATGCTGATAAGATGGACCCTGAGTTAATCAATATGATTCAATCCCTGGTAAAAGAGATTTTCAGGCTAAAATCACAAATACAAAATACCTACACGGTTCGAATGATCCGGGAATATCAGCTGAAGCTCGCGCAGTTCCGCAGCATTGCTGTTTATTACCGTGAATGGTCATCCATCGAAAATATTGAACTATTAGGCAAGAAGTATATTCAACAGATGAAGCGGGACCTTCCACCACTTGTTTTTCAAACATCTATCCTTTGCATCCGCCCGGGGAAGCTGAAGGACGGGTTTTACCCTGCATTGTCCGAAACAAGGCATATGTATTCAGCTTACGATAACTCATACCTGCTCAATCTTGATTATGATTTAGATAAGATTAAAGAACCCGACTGCCGGCAGGATGGAGACTTAGATCTGGATGATCCTATCAGGGTTGCATTCGATTATAACTCTGATATCAATTGGCTCGTATGTGGACAGCCTTCATGGTCTAAGGCAAAAGTAATCAAATCATTCTATGTGAAGTATGAGCGTAAGTTGCGTGAGGTTGTTGATGACTTCTGCAAATACTACCGTTTTCATCATTCCAAAGAGGTTGTCTATTACTATGACAATACAGCACTGGGCAGTAACTATGCCGTAAGTGATGAGGATTTTGCTTCTGTTATCTGCTCACAGTTCGAGAAGAACAGATGGACAGTGAACAGGCAGCACATAGGCAACCCATTACGCCACAATGAAAAGTACCTGATCTTTGACCAGGCATTCAAAGGACAGAAGTACCTGATGCCTCAAATCAATCAGCCAAACAATGAAGCCCTTGTATTAGGGTTACAACATGCAGGTGTTAGGATTGGATCACACGGCTTTCAGAAGGATAAGTCTGAGGAGAAGAACAAAGAGACAGAAGAAAGCCTGTTGGAACATCGCACAGATGGCACTGATGCCTTTGATACCCTAATGATAGGCATGATGCTGTATCCTGTTAAGGGCAGCGTTGGTGGTGGATTGGGTAGTTCATGGATATAGATGATTACCGATGGTAATTACTTCCACCTTTTTCTTACTTTTGCCATA